CCGAGACGCTGCGACAACGAGGCACTGTTGCCAGTATTGTCAGCGTGTTCCTTTACACCAATGCTTTTCGTGAGGACTTGCCTCAGTATTGGAACTTCCAGGAAAAACGGCTGACTGTTGGCACCAACAGCACCATTGACATAGTGAAAGCCGCCAACGAAGTGCTGGAGAGCATCTACATTCAAGGCTATCACTATAAGAAAGCCGGTGTCATCGTCATGGGCATTGGCCCCAATTCGCCCATGCAGTTAGACCTGTTCGACTACAATGCCGAACAGTTCCAGAAGATGAAACGGCTTGATGCAGTCATTGACCGCATCAACAAAGTCAATGGAACCGAGACCATCGTCCTCGGCAGTCAGCAGTACACACAGAAGGACGGAAAGGGTAAAGCCGAAGTCTTTGCCAACGCCATAAAACATGACTTCAGAAGTAAGAACCCGACTACAAGGTGGAGCGATATTATAAAGTTAAAATAAGTAAATTTAGTTAATAAAACGTAATTCTCTCCTTTTTTGAAGGCTCTTAAAAAGCATCAAAAAGATGTAGAATATGGCTAATTCTTTATAAAGCAAAGAGTTAGCCAAATTTCTTTGATTTCATTCGGGTAAACCTGAAACAGCATTTTGCCCGCATTGTATGGACAAAATTATTGTTTTATACAATCGAGCAATGTGCTTCGTGGGCAAGTACAGGGAACCCATCTTTTGGGTAGTAGAGAACTTCTTTGATATAGAGGCAGTGGTGGAATTCATTATACCACTCCTCCTACATCTACTGTGTTGAAGGTGTCACTTTGCGGGAACTTCTCACAGCCGATATACAACGTATCGAAGGCATCTGTGCCGTCGGTACGGTGTTCCAGCAGGTCCTCTTCCGTCTCTGCCAGCTTTTCACCGGCTTTGTTCTTGTGAAATCCATTGCGTCCACGGCTAACGCCCGCCGCCTGAACAGCGAGGATAAGATCATCGTTATTCTGGCGGTTGAAGAACGGCATGAGCCGTTGCTTCCCTGCGAAAGCCTGGTTGATGAGCAGGTATTTCTCATCATGTCGCATCGGATTTCCGAGATACACGTCAATGACCGTCCAGCCATGGCGTTCAAACTCATGGATGATCACCCAACGAAAGTCCTGTTCGTTGACCGCATAGTTTGACCCCAGGGCCGTAGTGTCATAATAGAAAATCACCGTCTTATTCTGGTGAAAAGCGTAGTACTGGCAGAAGTCGTCAATGAGAGCGGGAAGTTTCCGCTCGAATTTGACATAGAACGACTTCAGGACGTTCAGCCTTCTGCCCGACGGCTGACCTGCCACAATCCAGTTGATATTCGCGTTATAGTCCATGCCGATGCAGATAGGGGCGAGAGGGTTGCAGTCGCGGTCAGCGCGGCAATCCAGCTCCCCGTCGAAGCTTTGCGCCTCATTCTCGGCATAGAACGACTGCGCCACCTCATCGAGGTATTCAAAGTTAGAAGCGTCGTACTTATGCCGCTCCTTCATGGAAGAGTAGAAGCCATCCTTTGCGATGCCTATGCGTTGGCAGAGAATGGAAGTCTGGAATGTTAGCGGCGTAAGGTCGCGCTTCATCTGTCGGATATAGTTCTCACCGAGCAGCTGCAAGTTCTCGATGGACGAATACTCTTTGTAGTATGTCGCCACAGAACGCAGTTGATTCAGTTGCCTGTCCTTGTGCCGCAGCTGATAGATCCAGGCACGAGGAATTTCCTGCCCTGCAGCTTTGGCCTTCTTCATCCGTTCCTTCAGCTTCCAGATGTCATACACCAGCCCCTCGATGGCCCGTATCACCTCCACGTCCATCTTCTCCTTGTAGTGCAGGAACCAAGACCCTTTCTGTGTCTGCGGCATATCCGAGAGAATCAGGATAGAGTGATTGCACGAATGACGTCCGAAGTGCGACTTGATACCCCCATTCGCCGGAAGCGTCTCGTCCTTCAGGCGGTTGTAATCAATGAACTTCGCTTCGTCAATCAGCAGCCACGAAAGGGTCAGGGAGTTTGAGGAGCCTGGCCTGTCCTGTGAGATAATCACAGCACACGAGCCGTTATAGAAAGAAATCACATGCTCAAACTCCGCTGGCTCGATGATAGGCTTCGCAAACGTCTTCGGCGGTTTTCGTCCGATGACATAATGCACGCCACGGATATACCCCCATCGCTTCCATGCCGCGAACAGCCCCGGCAGCGTGTTTGTCAGGCCATGCTTGAATGTCGGTACCACGATGCCCCCCGTGCTGCCCGGCATCCGTTGCATGTTGCGCAGCACAAACGGAGCCGCTATAGAGTCCGTTTTTCCTGTTCGTCGGCCCGCCACGATAACCGAGATGTTCGCTCCGATGAGTTGCGTCAGACGCTGTGGCTTATTAAAATAGACTTTATTCATGAGGTGGACAAAATGCTTCTGAGGTAGTGACGAAAAACAGTGATTTTTAGAGCTTATTATTGATTCCGCAGATGAAAATCGGATTCTTCCCCTCTTTGAGGAGCAGATTCTTCATCGACTGGAGCGTAGAACCCGTAGTGACAAAATCATCAAACACGATGACATTCCCTTCACGCGGGATGTTGTTAGCGTCAAACACCGCCCCGATGCGCTGCTTCGAGCGACAGTGAGCGCAATCGAAGTAAAAGGGGATACCCAGCTCTGCAGCCAGACCTTCTGCGATGCGCGAAGCAAAATTCCTTTCCTTGTGCCTTCGCATCGGTGTTGTTACCAACGCCCATGAGCCATTACCGAGATGAAACCCTATCATCTCGTGAATAACCGGCACCAAGTTCTCAATGAAGAACGACACCATGGAGTCATCCGATTTGATGTCAGTGAGGGTGCGTCCGAACACCGACTTCTGCCAAATCGTGATGAAGTTAGTGGAAGCCCGTCGGGTAAGTCGCAGGTGGTACTGGAAATCACACCGTGCCTCCTCCGACTTATCCCATGCCTTTCGTGACTTCACGCTGAATATGTCCTTGCCTGCAGGGGCATTTTCAGAGAGCGAGAAGTCCGGCATTTCGGGCACTACAATCTCCGAGGTTATCGAGCCGATGTCCTCGGGCGTGTTGATTTCATTGAGCAGTTCTTCAATCATGCTGAGCGTTAAAAAGTTAAACTTAAAATGCCCGACGATGTATCACACACCATCGGGCATCCTGTACAAAAAGTTTTTAGCACGTTATTGAGTGGGAATCAGTCTTCGAAAGCGTTGCAGTCGATCGTTCCTTCCTCCGTGTCAAGGGTGCCCATGTAGAAGGGAGATGGAACCTCGTCCGTAGCTTCCACAGAGATAGTGGTGGACGTAGCCCCAGTAGGGCCTTGTCCGTTATCCTGTGCGACGGTCGTCTTGGTAATCCACTTCTCGCTACCCACGACGCGGAAATAGCCCTTGGTATCCTCTACGACAAACACGTTGTCGCTGTTATTGAGGTAGCAAGCAGCAGCCGAAGCTTCAGGACCTACGCCCGGATGCACTGCAGTCAGTTTGTTCAACTGCGTCTGCGAGGGTACTTCACCCTGTGCCTCCGAGGTCAGTTGCGACTTATCCGCCAGGATGTCGATGAACTTCCATTTCGCATCAGCCACGAGGGTGAAGTTGCCTGTGAGAACAGCCGTCTTCGCCCTGCGGTTGTCCTCCCTGTTATAGGGAGGCCACTTAGCAATTTGGCTTTTAGCAATATAGTAGATGCGCTTTCTGATGCCAGGCAGCTCAGGCGTGCCCATGCACCATTCGAGCGACTTTTGAAGGGGAGAACATTCTACAGCCATAACATTCAATTTGAAAGATTCATGATGAAAGTTGAAAGTTATCCCGCCAGCTCAATGACCTTCATTCTGCGCTTGTCGATAGACTCGAACTGACAGCCGAAGAACATAGTGGCGATGTAAGAGAGGATGAAGGGCTCATACTTCTCCACGGTCACCGATTCCACGTCACCCATCTGGTCATAGCCCACGAGCATGTTTGTCTTCGGTGCGATATGGATGTAGCTAGAGCCAATCTTGTTGTAGAGCGGCACGATATGCAGACGGCCATTGCTGCCCTCGACGGTTGTCTGCTGGTACTGCGTGTTGTAGGTGATGCCCCCGTGATTGAGCAGATAGCTCTCGTTGTAGGCATCAGCGAACTCCTGTGTGCAGTACATATTCAGATCCATTGCACGCAGGCGCGGGTCGAGAGAGAAGAGGATATCCTTTGCGATGTCGCACGCATTATCCTTGGTGATGGTGTCTGTCAGTTTGAGGTAATTGCCCTCTTCCTTGGACAGCTTGCCCGCTGTGACCTCTGCCTTAGTGATGGTATCGAAGCCATCGAAGAGGTCCATTGTGGTGTCACCGGCTGGATTGCGTTTGCCAGCCCAGATAGCCGCATTGAGGTGTTCCGAGAGACCACGCGCGATGAGCGCCAGCACATGAAGGGCTGTGGGAGCCTTCATCTGACCATCGCCCTTTGTGTCGCCGATTTGACCGAGCAGTGTAGATACTGCGGTGTTCGGTTCAAACTTGGCTACGACACTACCCATGAATGTTTCCAGGGTGCGGTAGTCCACATTGAGATTGAAGTCCGTAGAGCGCGAGGGCTTGTAAGGGCCGAACTGTGCATCCCCGGACAGAGCGCCCACATTCTCCTTATAGCGTATGCCAGGGCGAGCAGTCATGTACTGCAGCGTGTCCTGAATACCGATGATGGGCAGCATGAGGAGGTCCTTGCGGTACTTGGTTGCCGCTTCCTTGAACTCCTCCGGAGTAAATTGAAGTTTTCCTGCCATGATGATGAATGATTATAGATTTGAGATTAGGGAATAGAGTCAGCCGATGGAGTCAAACAGCGCCTTTGCGCGGTTGAACGTGTCGCAGTAGTCTTCAGCTGAAGAACGCTCAGACATTTTATTCTCCTTCTTCTCGTCCTCTACGACGTGAGAAGTAGAATCGCCCGGAGCCTTCTTCAGTTCCGCTATCTGTGCCTGGAGTGATGCAATCACCGTATCTTTAGCGGCCAGTGCTTCGCGGTGTGCCTGTTCCAAAGCGGTGATGCGCTCCTCGGCGGACTGTTGTGTGCTTTCCAGTGTTGTTGTTTCCTGCTGTGCCGATGCTCCAGGAGCCTGCTGCTGTTGCTGCTCCTGCTGTTGGTTGTTTGGATTCATGTCAGATTGAGTGTTAGAGTTAGACTTAAATAGATTTGTCAGTGCCTCGATGAAGCGAGAGAGCAGAGGAGTAGACTGCACCTGCGAAGCCAGTTGTGCAGGCACCGGAATGCCCGACGAAGCCATGTCTGCGGCGATGCTGTCCGTGATAACTGGTGCGGCATCCTCGTCGTAGTGGGTGATTTCATCCACGAAGCCCCATTCCAGTGCTTCCTGTGCGGTGAGCCATCCCCCTTTCTTCATCAGTGCCAGCAGTTCGTCCTGCGACTTGTTGCACTTGTCGGCATACATCTGAGCGACATTCGCATCCATTTTCTCCAGGTCGGACTTCATCTGCTTTGCTTCCTTGATGATGTCCGCCAGTTTGTCGCTGTTCGCCGATGCCCAGCGGAAGAACTCCATGGAGCATTTGTGAACGAGATACATGGCCGACGAGTCGATGGTGACGTGCTTGGCACCGAGTGAAGCGATGGTAGCCGCCGATGCATTCATGCCTACGAAATGCACATGCACGTTACCATGGTTGCGGAATGCTGCCACGATAGAAAGTGCCGTTGCCAGCGACCCACCCAGTGAGTCGATGAGCACATGCACTTCCGTATCGGGATTGCGGTTAAGGACATAGTCCACGTAATCGCTGTCGAAGTCATATCCTCCGACATACCCTTTGAGGTGAAGGTGGTATTTTGATTTAGCCATAAAAAAAGAGTACCTTATGCGTTATGATGCAAAAGTACTCCTTAATAAATAGGTAGGAAAAGACAGGGTTAGGCGTGGAAAGCCCTTATACAGAGCAGGGAATGAGCGATTTTCTGCGTGTGAACGATACCTTGTAAGCCTTGATGTTCGTTTCCTTGTCAATCGTAGCCGTTATCTCCACCATCGGGTGCGGAGCTTCCCGTGTCCCGATGAGAAACGTGGCCCCTTGTGCATCCTTGATGACGAAAGCCAGGTGAGGAAACTGCTTGATGTCAGCCGTAGAAGAAAACTGCAGCACCGTTTTCTCCGAGTAGCCACCATTGACGTATTCCTGTTCCGCCTCGCATTTTGCGGTGCCATAGTGCTCTATGGCCGTTGGGATTGGGAATACCCCGATAGGGATGCCAGCCATGAACTTCTCGGTGATGTTCGGCGGAAGTTCGCTGCATGGCACGGTGGAGATACCGACGATGTTAGGTAAGGACTGATGCATAAGTGGACAAAAGCTGTTTGAGGTAGTGTAAAAATATCATTCTTTCTTGCGATGTTTGCTTGTCTTGCGGTCTGTCAGCCGATTATTCGGGCAATATACAGCCCTTTTCCGCTGCAAGATTTTCGCGATTGTGTTCCAGTTCGTATCATCATCCTGAATGCCGTTATCCGCCATCCATTGTGAGATAGTGATGTCCGTCCGCTTCACCACATTTCCTACGGTGTGCAGTTCCTTCCAGAGCGCCACCTTGAAGCGGTTGCGGATGCAGGCATGAAGGCACACCTCCCCACGCGGCGGCAGGTAGTTATAAGTGCGGATGTCCTTATGCTTGAAATAAGGCAGCACAATCTCCACCTGTCCGGGGAGCGGTTTTGTCTGCGGGCGATAGTCAGGGTCTGTCGGTTGCTTTTTGAGGAAAAGCTCCAGTAGGTCCGCTTCCGCAGACCCTCGTTTGATACGAATGGGGTATTCCCCTCCGTGGTGGTGACAGAGCCACTGGGCGAGGTACGGTTCAAGGGTGAGAAAAACAGTATAGACCATAGGCGTTGTTTAGGGTACAAAGATACCAAAATTTTACTTTAAAGAAACAAGACAAGTGCCTGAAAACGAGCAAAAATAACTCTTTTTAATAAAGTTTTTCCGACCTGTCAAACCATGTCCACGGAGCATAAAAAAAAGGATGCTTTTCGCACCCCTGGACAACATCAATATATTCCGAGTCAGAAGACCCGGAATACATGACTGTTGTACCCCATTTCGTAATCACCCAAAAACAAATCTCTTGCGAAGGCTTCGTAATCGAAGTAAGAAGCCAAGCTGCCCATTGTCCTCTCGATGTCATAGCATTCATGGATGATGTGCTCAGCGAAATCTACCTTTGAAGAAAACTGCCCGCAATAAGCTTCGCGGAACTTCTCCAAATCGTAATCATGTCCGAGATCCAGGTAATCATCGAAGGCCTCCCTGTCATTCTCTTCCAGCCTGGCATATTCGAGAATCTTATCGAAGGTGTCCTCACCCATGCAGCTCTCACAATAGAGAGATTCAGGGAAGCCCTCGTAATCTTGAAACATCAGCTCTGGATCCTCTTCATCAGCATGAAGCTGACGGCAAACATCAATAAATTCATCGTAGCTATCGAACTTGGCTATGTCCAGCCATGCACCGAAGATACTACCTTCGTTATACTTGCGATACGTGCCGCAATAAACACTCGGGGAACCATCGAGTTCGGAGCCGTAGGCATCCAATATCTCCTGTAATGTCATCACCTCAGCCATCGGCTGTTCTTCCTGTGCTTGCTGAGAAGCTGTCTGAATGGAAACTAAATCTTTCATTTCTTTAGAATTTGATTGTTATACATGCCCCGAAGGGAAGATTATTTTACGGTGCCTAAAGAATTTAGCGAGGAAAGAGACAACCAAGAATTTGCCAGCAAAATCACGAAAAACCTTATTTATGCAGTAAATCAGGAAAGCGTGTTGTGATTTTGTGCCAGCAAATAAGGCACTGGTATTGGGCGTAAACGGCTCGCATTAAATTTGCAGCGGAAAATGATGTTACCGGCTCGTTCGGGGACGTATGACATGAAATCAAAACTAAAGAGCGAAATGAAGCAAGATGTGTTTCCAGACCGCTTGCAGCCAGGAGAACCGCCGAGAATGGCGTGAAAGATGTCATAAGGAGATAGGCTATATAACGTGGATGGGCGTGTGTGCGCGTGCGCGTATATTATATTAGGTAGTAGGTGCAGGGCAGATTCGGTGTTACGATACCACTCTTGCCGTCCGTGCCGATGAAGCCAGTGATGCAAGATAGAGGCTGTATCTCTGTGAGGGCAAATGGAGGATGCTGAATGAGCGCAGCCGATGACGGAAGCCTACGATACCCCTTGGCATGATTACTGGGAAGTGCGAAGCAGGACAGTGTGGTAGATTGCACATCAGCTGTGACAACGAGAGGGCAGGCATGAATAAAGGCTATGGGCAAAGAGATTTGAGGTGAAGAAATGGAAAAATAATTCCTCGCGCACGAGACACCTTTTGAGCTGCAACAAGCGCAACAAACGGCTTTGCTTTCTATTCTATTGATAAACAATAAGATAGAAAGAGTAAATTCTGCAACAATCCCAAAACAATGTTGCAGAATATCCCCATTTGTTGCAAAGCCGGAGTTTTGTTGCGAAATGTTGCAAGATGTTGCTGTGAGAAAAGCATCCAACTCCTTTGTTTATAGTATGTTGCATTTGTTGTAAATGTTGCATACTTTTCTATCCCAAAATTCGCCGAGCATTTTTATTTTGAGTCAGATCATAATCATATATGCCAACTAATTTGTATCTTTGTAGCCAAAATATGCGATTATGAGTAAGTGTAACTGTCCAATTTGTCACCGAGAAATCGATGCAAAGGACTCGGTGATAATTGATACCATAACAAAGTCGGATCATCAAAAAACAACTATAAGAGGCCGACAAGTAACAAGAACCTATTTAGACACTCACTATTATGTAAGAGAGTGCAAAAGATGTGCTGGCCTGCAAAAATGGATAAAAAGAATCATCAATGCAACAATAATCATAGGATTAGGTATAAGATTCTTTGACTCAAACGACATTTGGATGTCTATTTTTGGTGGGGCGTTGATGATATTTCTAACCTTGCTTATATTTGGCAATCTCCTTTATTTTATTATTTACAAGATATTTTTCAGCCCTGATATAGATTATGCCTATCAGCATAATGCTTTAGCTACACAAGAAGAATACGAAAAGGAGGCATAAAAAACAACCACGTGTCTCCCGACAGGTGGTTGCCTTGCAGTATGAAAAGAAAGCCTTTGAGTACTGCGATGATGACTTACAAAATCATTGACTATATATATTGTTTAACCTTTCAGAACGGCAATTCCCCCTGTTGGGGGTTAGCATCTTCCTCATCTTCCTTGTGTGCCGTGTCCTCTGCATTGTCCGACGCACGCTCCAGGTTGATGTTAAATGACTCGGCCAGCATTCGGTAGTCGAAGCAGTACGACCGTTGCACCGTGGAAGCCTCCTTGCTTTGTTCTCCCACTTTTTGGAATTGCAGGATGCCATGGTGATACACCTTGTATCGAATGCCCGGCTTCTCACCGAGATATTCGCGGCAGTGTTCGAGGTAGTATTTCAGCGACCCCTCCGGCAGCAGCGTGTCGCCCACTGCCTTGCCGTTCTTCTTATATAACATGAACAGGCGTGTCTTCTGAATATAGAGAACGGGGCGTGTCTCGCTCCAGTTCACGTTAGCGATGTTTGTCTTCAGGTGGCGCACGTATTCAATACGGAAGTCGCCACCTTCAATGATTTCCCCTTCGCTCATCAGATACTGCACCATGTTCCAGAACGCCGCCAGTTCATTGTTCTGCTTGCACTGAGCATTTTGGAACTTGATACCCTCGACGCAGATCTCCAGCATCTGCTTATAGGAGAGTGATGTATCAAGGTCTGTTTCCAGGCAGTGGAACACCGCCAACGGAGCCACCCAGTTCAGAAGGATGCGGTCTTCTATCACGAGGTCCGTCAGTTGTGCTGAAACCTCGTCCATCGTCCTTTGGTAGATGGCCGGGAAGTCCGCTTCAATCTTGTGGCGTAGTTTCAGGATTTCCAGTGTCAGGTGAGACATCCCTTGCTGGCGCATATTCTTCAGCTCCTGATAATTCTTCTTCTCCTCGTTCGAGAACGTAGATGTAGAGAACGAAAGGAAGATGAGACGCGAGAACAGCGCGATGTCCGCCGTCGGCATCTCCTGGCCGGAGAGGATGATGCCCGCATCGACAGAAGTAGTCTCTTTCTTCTTGTCCAAGTCCATATTCATACGTGTGCGTCCAGTACCATCCCACAAGCCTTTCAGAAACTCATGCTTGTTGATGTCCAGGTTATTTTTGTACTCATCAATATGGACCAAGGCATTCGCCACCGCTGCCACCGTATCATTAAGTGCCGGCAGTGTAGAGTTCTGGATGTTCGGCGGTACGTTCTCGATGATGAAGAACGACATCAGCGTGTGGCCCAGCTCCGACTTACCCGAACCCTTCGGGCCGAAAAGATTCAGGATAGGGAATGAGCGTGTGGAGCGTGTCACCACATCCCTGAACAGCGTAGCCAAGAGGAAGAGGAACCCCACACGTCCGTTATTCCCGAACACCTTAAACAGTTGGTCGGTAAACTCCCGTAGCGGCACCGAAGAGTACCCAATATGAATAAAGCGACGCTCAAACTGAAACAGTTTGATGTCGTCGCGGTAAATCTTCGAGTTCGCAGGGAGGTAGAAATTCCCCTTATCCTTGATGCGCACGATGCCGAAGTCATCCACCTTCAGGAAGCGTCCGTCATGGAAGATGCCATTGCCGAAAGCATAGAATCCTTGCCGTTGCCATCCAAGCTGCGTAATCATGATGGCCGTTTCCGTCTTCTCATACAGGAACGCCTTCAGTTTTGTCAGTTCGCGCTCTGAGGCCTTCCACAGAAAATTACCCAATCCCTCGATGCGCTGCTTGAACTTAGCGATTGAAACCAGGTCCTCCTGCTTCATTTCTATAAGCTCTTCCGTGCCGAAGACATTCTTCAGCTTATAGATACGCTTCGGATTGACGCTATCCTTGATGTGGAAAAGCGGAGTCATTGTGAAATTGCTCCACTCGAAGTAGCCGCCATTCTCAGAGATCGAGTAGTAGTACTTATCCTTCTCTACGTTGAAGCCGAACTGCCGGTAAAGGGCAGAGTCCTTTTCCGCCTTTGCCTTCTCTTCCTCCTCTGCAGCTGCTTTCCGCTGCTTGTCCACCGCCTTCTTCCACATCGACTTCCCTGCAGCAAAGCGTGTCAGCTGGGCGATATACATCTCAATCGTGGTATCATCCTCGATGAGTGCCATGAGCGAAGCCACCTGCTTGATGACCTTACCCTGCTGCTCCGTGGTCATGCCCTCCTCAAAGAGATAGGCAGCCAGCCAGAGGATGAAGTCCTGCTCCTCGATAGAAGCAAAGATATTCCGGCTCGTGCAGAATGTATCAGGATCCTGTTTCTCCTCCGTGACGGGAATCTGCTTCACTGACACCGAGAACCCATGTCGCATGGCCAGCTCCCCGGACTTCATCACCGCCTTGATGCCAGGACCAAAACGCTCGTTAGGTTTGGGTGGGTCTGCATCCGGCAAGAAGCACAGATGCGAGGCACAGCGTTTCAGCAGTGTAAAGTGTTCCTCCGTCCATGCCGTACCTAATGGAGCCACCGTATTATGAATGCCTATGCTTTGAAGCCGCATACAATCCGGTGCTCCTTCCACGAGGTAGAACCTTTCCGTCCGTGCTGCTTCACGCCACGCCGTATCGATGCCGAATACAGACTTCGACTTGTTGTATATGAGACTATCCTTGCTGTTCATATACTTAGCCTGAGAAGCATCGTCGAAAGCCCGTGCCGTGAAGCCGATGATATGCTGCTGTCTGTCACGGATGGGAATGGTAATACGGCCACAGAAGAAATCAAATCCTCCACGATTCTTCAGGTGCAGCTCCTCTGCCACCTCTGGAGCGATATGCACCGCATCGACAAGGTGCGCATCTGCAGGGCAGTACCCGACACCCCGAAGCTCGCAGTATTCCTTGCCCCAACGTTGGTAGGCATAATCGCGTGCTGCTTTATGGCTTAGCAACTGTCGCTGGTACTCCTTGGCAAGAAGGTCGTGTGCAATCCACATCGCTTCCTTCTTGCGCTGTGTTTCCTGTTCCTCTGCAGATGGCTCCGATTCTTCAATTTCGATATTGTATTTCTTCGCCAGTGTGCGGATGGCCTCGGGGTAGGTCATATTCTCATGCTTCATGAGAAAGCCCACACTGTTACCTTGTTCCCCGCAGCCGAAGCACTTGTAAGTGCCAGTCTCGGGGAACACAGCAAACGAAGCCGTCTTCTCTGAATGGAAGGGGCAGCAGGCGAAGTACCTCACGCCGCGTTTCTTCAGCGTGACGTAATCGCCCACCACATCGAGGATGTTGCAGCAGTCCAGAACCCTGTCTATGGTCTGTTGTTTAATCATCGTCGTCCATTATCTCCTCGTAGGGGAGACCCGTATAATATGCCGTACCTTTATTGAGTAGCCATGCCACGAGGTGATAGTCTATCAGCTCATATTCAAAAGTCAGTTTCTTCAGGCCCTCGATGACACCACCCACGACGATGTTCACGGGCAGCGCATGTTCCTGATTCAACTCCAGTATCTTAGAAGCAATCTTCGGTTGCACGAGGCATTCCTTTGTTTCCATTTTCTTTTGTTCCATGCTATTCCTCCCCATCTTTACGGATAATCTTATGCTTGATTTTGACTAGGGCGAAGTTCAGCTCAATCTCCGTCTCTACAGACTTCGTGGAAAGATTCTGCCCGATGATTTCACCCATCAACTCCCCGGAGCGATGCAGCAGTGAGGCTTGCTTCTCACGGTCATTCGTCACCTTCTGCAGAGCTTCCATCGTCCGTGCCATTTCACGGACCTGGGCAAAGGTGTCGATGATGGCAATGGTAGTCTGCACCGCGCGTTTGGACTTCAGGATCGTGGCCAGCATATATAAGCCACGTTCCGTAAAGGCAGTGGGATTGACGGGCGAAAACCTTATGGAATCGGGG